CTTTAATTGCCTGTATAATATAAGGATTAATTAAAAAAGTTTTTGTAAAAAGTTAATGTTTTGAAAGCTTACCAGGCTTTTATCGATAAAAAATTATTATCTCAAAGCTAATGACGAATCACACAAGCAAGGGCGGAGGTTCATTGCGTGCATGAACTGGTAAGCTTTCAGCTGCATGAAAACAAACGCCCTTGCTAACGGCTATATAAGCCACACACAAAGCCATTAGTTAAGGCTTGCTTGTATACCTAGCTAAAAGATATTTAAGGGCGTGTATGGCTTTTAATAGTTATCAATAGGCATAAAAAAAGCCTTACCAAATGAATGATAAGGCTTTCAAAGCTTTATGTTTGTTTTAGTTATTCGTTATTATTTACATAGTTAATTACTTCCTGAAAATCATTTGTAGAAAGTAATGTAATGTCATTGCTAATTACACCATTATAATTATCAGCATATTCTATTGTGAATCTAGACATTAAATTATCATCTGTTACATCAACACCATCAACAATTTTTCTTTCTTCTGAAATATATAAATCTTTACCAAATATATTTTTAGTGTTTTGTATACGCTGATGTAAATCGTGGCTATCAATCCAAATATGATAACCATTGAATTGATAACTAGGTAATTCATCATGATGAAAGCTTGTGCATTCCCAATTATCAGGAATATCTAAATCAGTTATATATGTATCCCAATTCATTTGCCTGACTCCTTTATTTGCTTTTCAATCTTTTCTTTTATTGCTTTTACTTGATCAATTGTAAGCATATTAGCAAATTGTTCTGAAAGATTAATAGCACGCTTTTCTTGTTCTTTGCTTGGTGCAAGAATTGCTAGGCATAAAGCATTTTCAAAAGCTTTTGATATTGTCATATCTTTTTGATTAAAATCTATATTTTCAAGTTTCATTTGGTCAGTTCCTTTTGTGTTTAATTAATTAATAGTTCAATAAATAGTGAAGCATATATGATTCCGAATAGGCAAAGACATGCTATAAAATCGGCAATGAATTCTTTAATCATTTGCTTTTCTTTCTATTTCCAATTCATGAATCCGCATTTCATCTTGAACTCTTTTTCTTGCCGCACTTATTAACCTTTGTTCAAAGGCTTCATAATATTCAGGATTTCTTAATCGTTTATCATTGCGATAAGCGAAAACAAAAACCGCAAGAATAGTTGTAATAAGTAACAAGCAAATAATTAATAATAGTGTTTGCATATTCCAGACTCCGTTTTGTGTTTAAGTTAAGGGCAAAGCTTGCGCCCTTAACAATAATTAATGTATTTTTGGTATTTAGTAAAGCCACTCTATTAAATGGCTTAAAAGGTTTGGTCTATTATCCAAAGCCAAACAACAACAAAGCCTACAAAGGCATACAAATAAAGCATTAGGCAACCGCCCTTAATGCTGTTTCAGGATTGTCTATTATAAACGGACTCTTGCTTGCTTGTATTGCTTTGCCGCCCTTTAACTTTAAGCCAACAACAACTTTACCTGAATATAAGTTTACTAAGTCTGATTTATCGCCATCAATCACAATTCTATTTAAGTATGTGGAAGGCATACCACCACGAAAAACAACAGTTATAGGAAAATCTGTTTCCATTGCTTGCTTAACTTGTGGCTGATACTTTTCAGCGGCGCTATATGAAAACATAAGTTTATAATTATCAGGCGTTTTTCCTAATCGTCTTGCTACCTTAGTATAGTCATAGAATAATGAATTTTTGAATAGTTGTGGAATTGCGTATTTTTCCCAAGCAATGTCAGAAATTGTATTTAAACGAAAAGCGGCTAACTTACCTTTTCTTTCACACTTCAATTCAAAAGCGGCTATTTCTTTTTTTAATTGTTCAAGAAATATTTCTTTATCTGAATGCCATAAATCCGTTTTGCTTTGTCTTGCTTTTGCTACTGAATGCATTTGACCACGTCCTGAACTTACAAGACATTCATGAACACAATTAGCCATGTATTGTTGTGGACATATTACAAGGTCAGGCATTAACGACAAACTGGCAATATTATATTCAGTTCCGTTTTGAGTTTTCATTATTTTAGTGTTGGATGCATTTGTATTTAATAGTTTCATTTGGTCAGTTCCTTTTGTTTTGTGTTTAGTATCGACCAGGCTTTTTTTTTGTATTGGTTAGATACAAGCCTGATCAATGCCACTTTATTAAGCTGCATGAAAATTTTTAACAAGATTATTTTTTTTCAATAATTATTTTTTATATTATTTTTAGTTGCTACCTGGTCTAGGTATTGTTATGTATGTACTCAGTCTCATCCAGATACCTTATGTATTATCCGTGTATAATGATTTGACGTGCGAGTAGTTTTAATTTTTTAAAAGGAGGCATAATGATCATCAACAAAATACAGGCAAGAGAGTTAGGCGAAGCTATCATTGACGCAGCAGAGGCTGTAGAAGTTAGAAAGCAAGACCAACACATTGTTATGGTAGGCGAGAAAGCAGTAGCTATACCATACCATCCTGCCTATGCAGATGAGTACGAATCAATCGCTATTATTAAGTATTGACGTGCGAGTAGTTTTCCAAAAAAGAACCCCCCGATACCGAAATACCGAGGGGCTTAGACTAGGAAGGGTAGCCGAGGGAGAAAGACTACACTTGAAGTATAGCAAAGCCACCTAATAAAGCAAGTATTATTTCATGTATTGACATTACTAATGCCACCTAATAGCTTCATGTAAGTTATGAGGCCATGGGAGCTAGTTATGTCAAAGATGAAATACATTTATACACGCACAGTTAAGAACGGCAGCACAAAGTGGGTGGTTAGTCCACCTGCATATGTTAAAGCAGCAGTGCAAGCACAATATATGGTGTTTACCAATCAAGCTGATGCAACAGAGTATTCCCTGAACATTCAGGATGCATACAACTCTCACCGAAGAGGTATCAAACATAAGAAATACCTTGAGAAGGATACAGTTGAGGCATTAATTGATAACTATAAGGGTAGTAAAGAGTGGTCTGAGTTAAGTCAGAACTCAAAGCGTACTTACAATCAGTTACTGGGATGTATGACGGGTGTTAGAGTAGGTGAATCCCGTAAAGCTTTTCAGAACATGCGTATTTTAAATATAAATAGAACTTACGCTAATAATTTACATCAACAACTACATAAAGATGTAAGCAGACATCGTGCAAACCACACTTGTAAAGTTCTTCGTCGCATCTGGTCGGTAGGTGAACTTGCAGAGATAGTTAAAACCAATCCATTTCGCAACATGGGGCTGAAGAAGACAAAGCAACGTGAAGTAATGTGGACACCTGAACAGGTTCAACAGTTTATGGAAACAGCAGATAACATGGGGTTACCTAGCATGGGTACAATGGCTCTTATGTGTTACGATCTCTGCCAACGACCAGGTGATATGCGCCAAATGACGTGGGATAAATATAAATCTCAACGGTTCTCGTTTGTACAAGAGAAGAATAAATCCGTGGTAGATATCCCTGCATCACCACGCCTTATAGAGCGACTTAGATCAGCCGCTGTTAGTAATCAGCACGATAATATTGTGTATTATGAAACCACAGGCAAAACCTATGATCGTAGGCACTACAACAAAGTGTTCTGTCGTGTACGTGATGCTGCCAATCTCCCTTCCCATCTGCAAATGCGTGATTTACGCCGTACTGGAGCTACAGAGATGGCTGAAGCAGGATGCACCAATACTGAATTACGATCAGTTACAGGACACAAGAGTGTCGATGTTCTGGCAATATATGTACGACCAACAGTCAAGCTTGCGGCAGCAGGTATCAACAAAAGATTTGGATAAATAATGATTAAAGCAACACTACTAGACTACATGGGTTCAGACTTATCAATTGTGAACGCAGCACGAGTATCCTTCGGCAACAAGCACGAAGTATTCAACCAGAAGAAAGATGCAAAGCTAATTAAGTTCTTAGCTAAACATAAACACACTTCACCATTTGGGCATGTGTTTGCTTCATTCCATGTATCAGCACCTGTGTTTGTAGCACGTCAGCTTGTTAAGCATAAGTTCTTGCGCTGGAATGAAATCTCCAGACGTTATGTATCCAACAAACCTAAACTGTACGAGCCTACAACATGGCGTGGGAAGGCTCACGATAAGAAGCAAGGATCTTCTGATAGCGTTGTGATCGAGGGTGTTGAGATAAGAGCTACACAAGCTTACGACATATCTCTGTATGAACACCTATTGGAAATGGGAATCTGTGAAGAGCAAGCACGCATGGTTTTACCACACAACCTAATGACCGAGTGGCATTGGTCTGGTAGTTTAGATGCCTTTGCAGATATGTGCATCTTGCGCTGTAATAAAGATACTCAAAACGAAACGAGGATCATTGCAGATGATATTAGCAGCATCATGGATAAGTTATATCCTGTGTCTTGGGACGCATTGATGCCACAAATTAAGTAAAAATAATTGCAGTTTTCACCAAAAACAAAAACATTTATTATCTTTACATTTTTTGAGAAAAAAAATCCAACAATATCAGATAGTTGGTTGCGGGAGTAGGATTTGAACCTACGACCTTCAGGTTCTGTGTTTATTCAATGATTTCAATAGGTTATAAATTTAAAATGTAACTGTTCCCATAACTCTGCCACTTAATAAAGTGGTTGACTTATTCACAAACCACTGTAGCCTACGGCAAGCCCGTCTGGGGTTGTATATACCAAGAGTTAATTAAATGACTAATTACCGTGATCAAATTGAATATGTTAAATCAATCATACTAAGAGAAGGTGATCGGCATACAGCCGATTGCCCTTTCTGTGGCGGTAAGAACAAATTCACATTAGATAAGTTTGATGGGAAATTAATCTGGAACTGTTACCGAGCATCCTGCGGTGTTAAAGGTGCATACTCTGGCAAAAGAGATATCAATGCAGCTAAATCCTATCTTCAAGGTAATGCCACCCAGCGCTTCAAAGCTAAATATAAAGAAATACCAACCTTAACTACACGAGTTACCAACCATGAACCTGCTGTAAGCTACTTGAAGCATGTTAACAGCTATGACGCTTACCTACGAGGGGATATAAAGATTAAGTACGCTCCTAAAGAAGACCGTGTACTGTTCTATAACTCTGAAGGAACAGGTGCTGTAGGTAGATCCTTACGCCCTGTTAGAGCCAAGTGGTGGAGCTATGGTGATCTATCAGAAGGTATACATGTAGGTACTGGTAAACATGCTGTGCTTGTAGAAGATGTTGCATCAGCTTGTAGCGTATCTAACTGTGTCAATATGACCGCAGTAGCGCTACTAGGTACAAACATTACTAAAAGTATAGCTAAAACACTTAATAAGTACGAAAGAATCACATTAGTTCTTGACAATGACGCATCTCTTAAAGCAATATCCCTAGCAAGGAAGCTAAACATACAATGTAATGTGCGCTTTACCAAATTGGATTTAAAATATCTGGATACAGATAAGATACGAGAGGTCATTAACAATGATACACAGATTATCTAACTACTCTTTTGGCTTTTTTGGTATAAAAGTCTCTTCTTGGTGTAATACTATAAATTCGCCACCAAAATCTCTGTTGAAATAGATTTTAGTTTGCAGTAATTGCTGCATGTATTTTACAAATATATTTTATAGGAGATTGCCATGAAATGCCGTGGTATTGTGGTGCTAGATTACCAGATCGAGGGTGGCTTTTTAGAAGCTGCGGAAGAACAAAAGAAATTAGAAGATGCGATTGCATCTATCGTAAAAGGCAATAAGCGAGTTGTCTTCCATCAGGTGGATATGAAAGAGCGTCG